TGGCCGCACCTGTAAACGTGTGGGGCGTGCGCCTAATATGGTTGGCGCGGGCCGGATGATTAGCAAACGGGCAATTAAAAGGGCCGGATGGCGTGATGAGATTGTTTTTGAAAAGCCAGGGCACCCAATGGATGGCCATGTGAGTTTTGTGAATGCGAGTGAGTGGCGTGATTTGGCGGAGCGTAATGAGTGTCGGAAAACGGGTGAGCGCAAATTTATGTTGTGGGATGATGGGTTGGATTGTGGTTTAGATAGGAATAGTTGGGAGCGGTTGTTTTTTGCGCAAAGTAGAAACAAGAGTTTTGAATTGAGGCCGGAGGAGGCGTATGTGGTGGATCTGAAAGGTGGCGGTGAGCAAATTAATGGATTTGAGGAAATGGAGTGTTTGGGTGATGCGGTGCCGTTGGAGGATATTGAGTTGGCTGAGGTGGTGGAGTTTTGTGGGATGGTTGGCGTTGGGGATTCCCGCCTGCGCGGGAATGACGTTGATGAGCGGGTGGATAAGGATAAAAGGATATTGATATGAATGCGGGGAGATTAGATGAGCAGATAACCATTGAGGAGTATACACCTGGTGAGGATGATTGGGGTGGTGTGAATAAAGGCGGAAGCTGGAGCGCCATTACCGGTGGCACGGATGTGTGGGCGGAGGTTGCGGATGTGGCTGGAAAGGAAAACTATGAGGCTTCGCAATTGGTGGAGAAAGCGGATAAGCGTATGAGGATACGATATTTGAGTACGGTGGGTGCGGCCATGCGGGTGTTGTATGATTCGGTTTATTATTCAATTTATTCGGTGCGAAGGATTGGCACCAGGGATGATGGTTTGGAGTTGATGGTTAAAAAAAGGGAAGGGAGTTGGGTGCCTTAAATTACTGGTATGAGTTTGAGTTTGAAAGTTTCGGGGATTAGGGAGTTGAAAGGGTTGATGAAAGAATTACCCAAGAGGGTGCAGAACCGTGTGGGATCCAAAGCTGTGCGGGCTGGTGGTGCTGTGGTGCGGAAAGCGATACGTGGAGCGGTGCCGGGGTTTACTCCTTTTGAGTTGGGGTTTGGGAAAAAGGGTGTTATTGGTCCGAAAGATTTAAAAAAGGAAATTACCAACCAGGTGCGCAAAGGGCGCAATGGTGATAAATATGCGGTAATTGGTGCTAAACATGGTTTTCCGTGGCATTGGCTGGAGTATGGCACATTGGCTAAAAGGATGAAACCGTTGGATAAAGGGCGGAGCCCTGGAGCTGTGGCGGCTACGGCTAAAGGTTTGGGAAAGGCAAAAAAGCCTTTTGCCCGTGCTGCGTTTAGTGGGAGTAAAACGGCTGCGCTGCGTGCGGTGGCGGAAAAGATTGTGAGTGAGATACCAAAAGAGGTGGGGAAATTGGTGAGGTGAGTTGTTTTTTGGCGAATGATGATTTAAGAAGTTTTTAAAAGGTATGGAAAAGGCGATACAGAATATTTTAGCGAATGACAGTAACCTACAGGGGGTTATTGAGGATACTGGATGGGGTGGCGGTGGCACCAAATACAAGATTTACCACTTGGTGGCGGATGGTACGGTGGATGTGCCTTATGTTACTTACCAGCGTATTAATACGGACCCGCATGATACGAAAGATGGGGTGAGTGGTTTGGATGTGTGTATGCTGGATGTGGATATTTGGGCGGATAACAATAGTGATTTGTTTACGATTGCGGGTTATGTGCGCACGGCTTTGGATAGGAAAGCGGAGGGCACATATAATGGTGAAACGCTGCAAAGTATCCGGTTTATGGATCACCGCACGGATGTGGAGGAGCGTGTTGGGGTGTATCATTTGACGTTGGTGTTTTCGGTGAGGGAGAAACGGTAGGGCCCTTTGGGCCGTTGTTGGATGTTGGATGTTGGATTTTAGTTTTTTGGAGGGGTTTGGCCCTTCGGGCCGGTGTTAGATGTTGGTTGTTGGATGTTAGATTTTAGATTTTAGTTTTTTGGAGGGGTTTGGTTTGCGGATAAAGGAAAATGAATAACGAACACCGATTAACGAATGCTGATTTAAGAAGTTAAAAAATGAAATTATGGATATTACGTTTTTGAAAGATTATGATGGTTTACCGGCAAAGGTTTTTGTGGCGGGTGATAGGGTTACTGTGGCGGATTGGTTGGGAAATAAATTGATTGGTGAGGGTGTTGCTGTGTTGGGGGTGCCGGTTACGGCTATTGAGGAGCTGGTGGATGAGAAACCGAAAAAGAAAAAGGCGGCTAAGGATAAAACGGATGTTGCCGGTGAGGTTGAAAAGGAATGGAGTGAGCCGGTTATTGTTTCTCCTGGGATTGTGGAGGATGGTGAGGAGTAGGGTGCGCGGTTGATGGTTTGGGATCCTTCGCTGCGCTCAGGATGATGGGGCGGCTGGTGTGGGTTTATGCCATGAATTTTGTATAAAAGGCTTTTATTTCTCCTGGTTTGAATTGGAAAGATTTGTTTAGGTGGGGCACTGGTGGCCATTTACCTATTTCCCACCTTTCTTCATTGTAGGCATTTTGGAAACGGATTACTACGAGTTGACCGGTTTCGGGTGGTGTTTCTTCTGTGAGTGGTAACCAATGGTTGTACCCATACTCCTCCAGGTGTGGGAGTAGTTGTGTTACCTGGTTTTCTGAAAGTTTTTGGGTTTTGTTTTTAACTTCTTTGAGTTTGGAATTGGGTAAACCACTAACCCGGTTTAGCCCGTGGATGTTTATGAGTTCGTGGATTTTTAACCATTGAACAATTTGATCGGTTGATGGGTTGGTGGATTTCATATGAAATTTAGTGCAATATTGGTTGTTTTTGTTACAATATCCAAATTTTGGGCGTGGTATATTTGGTTTTGTGTATAATTTTGAAGGGAGAAAAATTAGATTGTTATGGCTCAAACGGGCATTTTAAATGGTACTACGCTTTTGGTTTATGTTGGTGGCACGGCTGTGGCTGGTTCGCGGACTTGTTCTATTTCAACTTCTATGGAAACACGGGAGGCCACCACAAAAGACAGTGCCGGATGGGCGGAAAGCCTGGAAGGATTAAGAACTTGGAGTGTGGAGTGTGATGGTTTATATGCGCAGGATGCTGCGTATGGCCATGAGGAGTTGTTTGCGTTGATTGGTCCGACACGTACCAAAAGCACATTAACCTTTGCAACGGCCACCAGTGGTGACACCATTTACCGAGGCCAGGCGTATTGTACGCAATTGGATTTGGAGGCGGGTGTTGAAGATAGCGCCAGTTGGACTGCCAGTTTTACTGGTACTGCTGCGTTAACCAAAACCACGTTAACATAAGAAACCACCCCCAACCCCCCTAAAGGGGGATTTTTTGGAGGGGTTAAAGGGATTACTTCCACCCTTCGGGGATTTTGCGTAGACCGGGCCGGGGTGGGTGGATACTTGCCCCGGTTTTTTGGGTTTGGGTTGTGGAGGATAATAAGTAAATAAATAAAAGTGGAATAATTATGAATGAGTTTACGGTTGAATTGGGTGGTGAGGAGTTTGAGTTGCGATTTACCCCACGGGCGCTGGTTGCGCTGGAAAAGTATTTGGGGAGTTCTGTGTTTTCGTTTGTGAGTGTGCAGAGTAATGGCGGTGGCACGCGGTTAATGGAAATTGAGGTTTTGGGGCAATTTGTTTTCCAGGGGATTAAACACCAATTGAAGGATGGCCGCGCAAAGGATGAGCGCACGTTGGATTGGGTGATTGACAATTTGCCATTGGGGAAATTTCAGGGGTTGATTGAGGTTATTGTTTTTGCTGTACTTGATGCGTATGGTATTGAGGTGGATGCTGAGGATCCTGAAACGGTGGAAAACAATGGAGCGGCAAAAAAAAAGAAGGGGAAATAAACCAATGGAGCTGGAAAGATTTGGAGGCGGCTGCGTTGAAAGCGGGGATTGGATACCAGGACTTTTGGGAGATTTTGTTGCCAAAGGAGTCTGCGTTGATGATTCGGGGATATTACGAAAGGTTGAAAGACGAATACGGGTATTCCCGCGAGTTGCGGGAATTATTGCGGTTGAATGTTTGGGTGGGTATCCGCGCAAACTCAAAGAAAGGGCAAGGGCCGCGCAAACCACAAAATGTAATGCGGTTTATGGATGAGGTGGATGAAAAACAAAAAAGCATAAAAACGGATAACAAAAACCGGAATCCTTTTGCGGATGATAAATTGATAAAACTGATGGAGAAACGTTTGAAACGTAATGAGAAGGCTGGCGGGTTTGTTGATGCGGGGGTTTTGGTTTAGATTTTGGATGTTATAGGATGGATTGGCGGTTGCGTTTGTTTGTTGGTTTCGTGAAATACCTGGAAAGGAAACAGCTTTTAAAGAGTTGGTTTATTACGGTGAAACATAAGGATGGCACATTTAAACAGGTGAAATAATGGCAACGGGTATTGGTAGTTTAATGGCCACGTTGGGGCTGGATAGTGCGGATTTCAGGAAAGGGCTGAAACGCAGTGATGAGGCGTTGGGCAAATGGGATAAGAGTTTGCAGAAAAAGAGCCGGAGCCTCAAAAAGTTTGGTAATACTTTGAGTGGTGTTGGCAAGGGTATGACTGCGGCCATTACTTTGCCGGTGGTTGGTTTGGGTGCGGCTATGCTGAAAAGTGCAGCGGATGCGGAGGAAACGCGGTCTAAGTTTTCGGTGGTGTTTGGTGAAATGGGCAACCAGGCGGAAACGGCTGCTAAAAAGCTAAGTGATTCTTTTGATTTGAGTAGTACCATGAGCCGGAAATTGTTGGGTGATACCGGTGATTTGTTAACTGGTTTTGGTTTTACTCAGAAAGAGGCGTTGAAATTAAGTGAGGAGGTAAATGCGTTGGCTGTGGATTTGGCCAGTTTTACTAACTTCTCAGGTGGTGCGGAGGGTGCGAGTGTTGCACTTACCAAAGCATTATTAGGTGAAAGTGAACAGGCGAAAGCGTTGGGGATTGTATTGCGCCAGGATAGTGCGGAGTATAAAGATTTGGTTGCACATTACCAGGAGGCTGAGGGTGCGAGTTTACTACAAGCCAAAGCGTTAACGGCTTTAAACATTGCCACGAAACAAAGCAAAAACGCCATTGGTGATTATGTCCGGACTTCAGACAGTTTAAGTAACCAGCAGCGGGCGTTAACCCAGGATTTCCATGATATGGCGGATGAGTTGGGTGCGGTGATGATACCAGCGGCCAAAGAATTGGTGGCCATTGTGAGGGGGTTGGTTGAGAAATTCCAGGCGCTGAGCCCGGAAACGAAAAAGAATATAGTTGTATTTGCGGGTATTGCTGCGGCTGTGGGGCCAGCGGTTTGGGCATTGGGGAGTTTTATAACTACCATTGGCGGGGCTGTAACCATGATACCCAAAATGGTTACAGCCATGAAGGCGTTGCGGTTGGCTATGATTGGCACTCCGTGGGGTGCGATTGCTGCGGCCATTGGGTTGGCGGTAACGGCATTGGCTGCGTTTAAGCTGGAGGCTATTGAAACCCGCGATGAGGTGGGTAAGTTAAACGAGGTTGGCGCTGAGGAGGTTTTTGCGCGGATTGAGCGCCAGGAGGGTTTATTAACTGTGCAAACCAAAGATTTGGGCGAGGCGTTGGCACATGCCAAAACTCAATTAAAGGGGGTACAGGATAAGTTAAATAGTAGCGTTGGTGCGGTTGGCTCCTTTAATGTGGCGTTGGCTGGCCAGGAGGGGGTGTTGCTGAATGTGATTGACACGTTGGAAACGGAATTGAGTACGCGGCCAAAGGTAACGGAGGAAATTGAAAACCAAACGGCTGCGGTGGATGGATTGACTGCGGCCATGAAAAAGGCGGCCAGTGTGCGGGTGCCGGAGCCCACCACAAAAGTTACTCCAAAACAGGCGGGGCCTTTGAGCAGTAACGGCCCACAAACTGGTGGCGGTGTGCAGCCGGTAACAATGGACACGGGTGGTTTTGCTGGTGCCTCCCAATCTTTTTTGGATGGATTTGATTCTATTGCGGAAAAAGCGGGTGCGGTGATTGGTATTATTGGGGAGCTTTCCGGCACTATGAATGAGCTGATGAGTGGTTTTTTTGATGCGAAGGAGGCCCGGATTGATGAAGTTTTACAAAAGGAAATTGCAGCGATTGAGGCCACGAATTTAAGTGAGGAGGATAAAATAAAACGGGTGGGTGCTGCGGAAAAACGGGCCTGGAAAAAGAAAAAGGAACTGAAACGGAAAGAAGCCATAGCGAATAAAGTTACGGGCATTGCGGCTGCTATCATTAACACGGCTGTGGGTGTGACGGCTGCGTTAAGTATAGCACCTCCGGCTGGTCCTATATTAGCGGGCATTACGGCTGCCCTGGGTGCGGTGGAGGTTGCAATGATAATGGCGCAGCCCATACCAGCATTTGCCACTGGTGGGGCTGTGGTTGGGCAAACCATGGCCATGGTTGGTGAGGAAAGTAACAGGTTTAATCCGGAAGTGATTATGCCTATGGATAAATTAATGCGGATGGTTGAGGGTGGCGGAAATGGAAAGGTGCGGGTTTATGGTGAGTTAATTGGCCGGGGTGAGGATCTTATTGGGGTGATTAGAGAAACGGAAAGAAATAAAGATTTAGTTTAGTTTTTCGCGGTTGGTGTAAATGAAATATTATGGCGTTAGCGGTAAAGTATAGATTGGATTTTGAGGACAATGAAGGGCAAAAGTGGCGTGCTGAAATTTGGAATGAGGGTTATGTTGGCAGTGTGATTGATATGGAGGCGGGGCGCAACCCTGTAACAATTAGCTGGAGTGGTGGAAAATTGTTTGATCCAATAAGGTCCAGCCGTTGCACGGTTTCAATGAATAGCCAGGCCAGTTTTTCCCTCAGTGAATTTTACCAGGCGGGTGAGTTCGATTATGCTTGTTTAGTTTATAAGGGTGCAAGTTATGATCCATTTTGGTATGGTATATATGTGCCGGAAACCTATGAGGAGCCGTATGTGGATGGGCCGTATTTTGTGAAATTGCGGTTTTCGGATTTAAAGGCGTTGAAGTATATTCGGTATGAAACCGGTGGTGCGTTAAACAAAAACCACTGGAGCATTAAGGACATTCTTGGGGATGTGTTGGGGAAACTTCCATTTACTTTAAAGGGCACGGAAATTATTAATATCCTGGAGGATGATGTAACGGAGAATGCCAGCACCTGGCTTTTAAATTCAACATATATTGATAGGC